TTTAGCCAGCGCCATTGCGGTATTGAATAGCCGCAAGAAGTCTTCATCGGAAATCATGTCACCCCCAGTGTTCGTGCTATCTGCTCATGGATCAACAAGTGACTATTTACCCAATCGTAAAAGTCATCCTCTTGGTTGAAATCCAAGTCTAGCAGATTAAAGGGGTCATTCAGGTTAAGAATAGTGGAGTACGCTTGGTGTTCTTGTTGATGTATTAACAGCCAATCGTCAAGGTCTTGCGGGTCGGCATCAATGATGGGGTAGCGTGGTACATAGAAGCCAGCGTCAGTCAGTCTTTCCCAAAAGACTTGGTGTTGAATGCCGTTTTCAAACAGGAAATCGCGGAGGCTATCCGGCTCCCCGAAGATCGGGGTAGCCAGCGCATCCATGTTTAGGCTCATCTATCAGCCTTTTGATCCAAACGGTCAAAGATTTTGCCAAGCATTCCCTTAATATCTTGGATGTCTGACCGGTAATCATCCCGGTTGACATAGATCATCGGAATTTCCGAGATTCTGTCCTCTATCCTCACGATTGAGCGCGAGATACTGTTCAGTATCCACCCAAAAGCGGCTCCTGCGGCTGCAAAAAGAATGTTGATGAGGAATTGCGGTTCCACTTTCAGACTCCGTAATAAGGGATTTTCTTGGCGCTTCCGTTGACATAGACCGTTATGTAACCTTCTGGTGCCAGCGGCAAACTAGGATCAGGCATTGCCGCCGTGTTGCTGGTTGCTAAATTAGCATTGAGGTTGGATGTTACCGTAACATTCGATAACGTGGCGTTGCCACTGGTAATCGTGGTATTCGATAGTGTCAGGTTTCCGACACTGGTTGCCGTACCGCCTAAGGTCAACGTCGTGCTACCAAGCGTTGTAGAACTGTTGGCTAGGTAGTTGTTCGGGAAAGGCGTTACAACACTGGTAATGTTGGCGTTCGCATAAGTACCGCCATCCAGCGTAACGCTGCTGACATTGCCGCCTGTGATTGCCACATTGTTGGCATCTTGCGTGGACATCGTGCCAAGGCCAGACACCGCTGAGTTTGCAATAGCAATTGCTACGTTAGCTGCGCTGGTAATCCTACCTTGAGCGTCAACCGTGACCTGAGATACTTGGCTGGAAGTACCGTAAGTGCCGGGAGCCACTGCCGTATTAGCCAGAGTAATCGTGACATTGCCGACTAACTGTCCACCACCAGTCAACCCCGTGCCTGCCAATACAAACGCTGTATTTGGTGTTGCACCCACATCAGGGGCGGTTAGGACTACTAAGCCCGTCTGTCCGTTGACTGACAGTACCGCATCAGTGTTGTCTATCTTTTGCCAGACAGCACCATTAAATGCCGCAATATCATTGATTTGCCAATCCGTAATACCGTTCAGGTTAGTTGAACCTGCTTGGCTAACAACGTAGTAATCACCCTTGTCACCAACGCTGGAGGTCAACGTAGGATCGTTGGTCGCAGCGTTCCAAGTACCCTTGTAAACAAGGGAACCTATGACATTGATGTAATTACTGACGGTCTTTAGCATGGTTTAACTCCCATGATGGTTATGAGCCATCGCCGGGTGTTATATAAATGACAGCATTGCTAGAGGCTGTTGATGCCGTAAAGTAAGCATTCGGCAAGAAAGTAATAATCTCATCCGTACCTGCCAGTAAAGGCATAGCTTGACCGGAAGAAGTTACCACCGCAGCAGCAGTGTTAGCCGCCGCCGCAGTAGTGCCAACACCTAAGAAAGCGGTCACAGAGCCAGCATTCAGGATTCGATACTGGTTGCCACCAAGGGTTGTGGATACGGCCTGAACTGGCGTAGGCGCTGTTGTGCCAGCCGTAAACGTCACGGTATTACCTGACGGAGTAAAAGGTGCGTTGACAGCCATTATGCGCTCCAAGGTAAAGGCGGCGTCACCACCTTCGGGTTAATCAAATCCTGAATCTGTCGCTCAATGTTTGCTTCAGTTTCATCCTTGTCCACACCATTCGCCCACACCCAAGTCAACACTTCTTCTTGGGTTAGGTCTTCATAAGGCGTAAAGCTGCCACCGCCATAGGCAACACCGCAAGTGCCATAGACATTAGTGGAGTAATCACCATTGACACCCGTACACGACCAATGAACGGTAATGACAACATCCGCATTGCCTTGAGATAGCGGTAAGCAGTCCATAGCGGTCACAGTCCAGTTAAATGTTGTACTCATTTTTATGCTCCTTTTGATTAACCGCAGTACAGAACAGTCGGCACACAGTACGAACCATCGTCGTACTCATGCGTTTTAATAGTGCTGGTGACTTTGCCAATGGTGCTTGACCGGATAATGTCATCGGCCTGTACCCGCGCAGTGCCATCGCCGTTGGACTCCAACAGATCGCCCATCTGCACTGTCACACCATCGCTCACTCGGCAGATAAAAGCACCAAGCGACGTAACCAGCATATCGTTGGTAGCAGTCCAGTCTTCATCCCAGCACATAAACACGCCATATACACGCTTGCTTCCGGCGGTGTTGCTTATTTTCGACCGGCAAAGACGCTCGGATGTCGGCTCGTCAGGCCATTGCACAAGCTCGTCAATCGACTCCATGACTGTGCCGCGCAAAATCTCAGGCTTGCTGCCATCTTGCAGTTGCGACCAATGGGAACCAGCAAATGCGTTATACGAAACAGTTGTGCCGGATACAGAGATTGAGCCTTCTTCTGTAGTGGCTTGCCTCAACGAAACAAGAACGCCATCGTTCGTTAATCTGTTTACAACAAGCGGCACTTCTGAACTTCTGGTAAAGCCAGCGGAGCCAGTAGCTTCTAATTGAACGCCAGCAGTTCCATAGCCAGTTGCAGTTTTCCCCACCAGCAGATTACCGCTGGTGTCGATACGGGCGCGTTCAACCGCAGCAGAACCAGAAGGCTGCGTATAAAACGTCATAAATTTGGAGTTATTAGCTCCAGACGTATCTGCTGCCTTTAACCTAACTTCGCCAATAGTCGCGTCTGCATAAACTTGAAATGATGTGTCAGCGTAAGAAGCGGTAATTACATTTGTTTGGTTTGCGGCAGAAAAAACAGCTAATGTTCCATGTGTACTCGGCGAAGTCGTACCAATCCCCACGTTTCCGTTGGTGTCGATGCGCATGCGTTCGGTGCCATCATTTTTTCTAAATATCTGCGTATCGTAGTCTTGGTAAGAAGTGGTGATGTTTACACCCGCATTTTGAAAATACTGACTTGTGTAATTTACATTTAAATTTGAGTATCGTTCCGCACTAGCGCCAGTGCCTAATTGAAGAATTGATTGCGTAGATGCGCCAGTATTGCTATTAACAATTCTGCCAACTAATGAACTGTTCACGCTACCGGCAACATCTAGTTTGTAACTAGGCGAACTCGTGCCAATCCCCACATTCCCGCTGGAGTCGATGCGCATGCGCTCGGTAGCAGCAACACCACCCGTTCCTGTACCAAAAGCTAAATATGCAGTAGAGCCGCTAGGGTTATATGCTTCAATGTACTGACCGTTTTCAACAAGTTGGTTTCCGAAGTAGAGTCTTTGAAACCCAGAACTTCGCGACAGAATGCTTAAGTTTGCATTGCCGTTAGTTGTATTGTTTTTTGAAAAAATGCCAGTCGTATCTGCGCTAATACCACCAGTTGGCGCTACATAGGATTGACTTGCGTGCAGCAATGCGGCAGGGGTGGTAATGCCAATCCCCACATTCCCCGCAAAGTAGTTCGCCGCCGTACCCGACGCATAAATGTTCCACTTGTTCGCGCCGGAGGAAACCAGCGATGTGATGCCGTAGTTGTTCGTGCCTTCAGTTTGGTCAGCAACCCACACGCCATGCTGATTGGTGATTGTGGAGCCAACGCCTTTTATGGCATTAATGGCTTGAAACCCGCGAACTATTCCAACAGTGAAGGCGTTTGCCGAGGTTGTCGGAACAGAGGTGAATGCGTTTATCGAAACGGTAGCCGTTGCAGGCCCGGTTACTTCGCTAACTGCGCCGTAAATGTTTGTGCCTGTTAGCTCGGAGTTTTTGATATGCGCGCCGTATTGCGCTGGAAAGCTGTTTGTGCCACCCACCCCCATAGTCCCATTCACCGTCACGGTGTCGGTCGATGCATCGCCAAGCGTGGTGTTGCCGGTAACAACCAACGACGCCGTATTTGTAGTTGTAACATTAGCCGTTGTTACAGTGACATTAGTAATAGTCACATTGCCACTGGTGACAGTGACATTTGCCAACGTCATGTTGTTCAACGTCGTGACCGTGTTGCCTAGCTGTATCGCCGTATTACCAAGCGTAATCGTGGTTGCAAAGTTAGCATCCAGTTGCGATAACGGTATCGTTGCCGTTGCATTTGCAAATGTATTAGGTACTGGCATTTAGAACCTCGCTCTCAATTCATGCTCAAACTCGAAGCCGTTAATCGTAAATGGCGTCACACCGCCTTCTAAGGTGATGCCCAAATACTTACCAAACATCTTGGCATCTTTCTTGTACAAATAGTAACCGCCACCCGAACTGTTTGCCGCAGCCCATCCGATCAACAAGGATGCGTTGTTGCTCCAAGAAATAGGATTGCCAACATTATTCAGCCAAATGATCGCATTGGAAAACTCAATGGCTGGCGATTGCTGATTTTCTGAATCTACATAAGCATCAAAAATAATTGGCTCACTGCCTAGTGTTGCTTCAATGCCAATCTTTAATGCCTGCTTGTCACGAATAGGATCACCCATCGGCAACAAAGCAGTTTCCAAAATCATATCTACCGGATTTAAGGCATCCTCGTAGAACTGATACAAGTCTTGTCCGCTAGTGCCATACAGGTTTAAGAATCCATCTTTGAACGCTGGCACAACAAAGTAGCAATCCGTTAATTGATTGGTAAAGAACCACTTACGCTCAAAGAATGCTGCTTGTATCCAACGCTCAGTGCCATCATCATCAAACTTAAAGTTGAATACGGCGCACAGAATGTTATTGATTAAGCACTGTCCACCGCTAATGAACTCATCAAAATTGATTAGCGGGAACACGCCATCCAACGGATCGCTGATCTTGGTCGTGGTTGCACCCACCAACGCATAGACCCCGTACTCGTTCATAAACAACACGGAACGGAAGTAAGGGAAGATAGCGTGTTTTAGCTTGGAACCAACTGAGGCAGATACGTTGGTATTGGTAAACAACGTCGTACCAAGTGTCGCATCCACCCGAACATCCGAGAAGACGTTGATACTGTCTTCGCCAAACACATATAAGAAGTTGTTGGCAGAAAGAATGCGCGTAATGGATGTCCGCAGCGTCGAGTCACTTAACGTAATAAAGCCAGCCGTTAAGTTAATAAAATCATTGTAGGTATCGGTTGCCGTGTAATACACGGTACGATCCTGCGCAATCCAAGTACGGCCTGAGAAAGTGGCAATATCAGATCCACTCTGATTCAGAATCGTGCAAGTGACATTGGCATTGGTGCCTGCGCCAGTAATAGTGACTGTTGGCGCGGTGGTATAACCTGTGCCAGCTTCCGTCACAATCACTTCCGATACCGCATTGGCAACAACAACCACCGTACCTGTTGCCTGCACACCATTGGCTTCATTGGGTGCGCCAAAGGTCACAGTGGTATTGGATGTCAGATAGCCGCTACCGCCGTTGTTGATCGTAACGGTATTGATGCTGCCAATGGAATGCAAATTGGTGCCATCCCAAGTCTTGTAGCCTTTGACCGGATCAATAATTAGCGCACGCTCATTGCGCCACTGCGTGATCATTACATCGGCATTGGAAAAGGTATTTGCCGGAGCAATGTTTCCTTGAGCGCCTGTCGTAATGTTGACATACTGTGCCGATCCATCGTCTTGGAACGCCAGCACATACTCATTGTTGCTAATGTTGACAGAGCCTTGGAACGAAACATTCGCAGTAAATGCAACATTCGCAAGCTGCTGATTGCCGGGTGTAATCTTGAGGTTGCCGTAGCCAATGGGCTGGATGTTTTCCAACCAGCTAAACTCGCCATCACCAATCACCGTGCGGTTATTCTTGGTGTTAAGACCTTTGAAGTCTTTGACTACGGCGTAATTTTTTTTCTGCTCTGCCGCAGCCATATCAATACCCCGCTGTGTAAGGTGTCGGCAGCCTGCGAGTAAAGGTAGTGTTCAGAGCTTCCATAACGTGCTTGCTGTACTCTTGCTTGAAGATTTCAGCTTCACCGTAGGACTGCTCTTGGTATTTTGCTATGTAAGCGGCATAGAACGGCACCGCTTCAGTAAATGGATTAGGTAATACTTCGACATCAGCGCCGTTAGTCATTGGATCAACCAAGACAACGGTATCAATCTCCATTTGGTATTCCTGATCAGGCTTGGGGCCAATAAAAATCTTCTTTGGCCCGTACATGGAAAAGCCTACCGGACGCCCATTGTAGTTTTGCCAATAGCGCAACTGAGCATTAAAGTCAGTCCAAGGGAGGTAATACAGCGGAATGCGTGAGTTTCCCCAATAGAGGATCACATTCAGCACATCCACCGTGTTGACGCCTTCCGGCAAGTCAGAGAAGTCGATGGTTTCTACGTTATACGGTACGGTGTGATTCTGCAAAACGCGATTGCACCCTGTGTCTCGGACAAGGGTGTTACGCCCATCGTTTATGTAGTCCGTTAGCTCTGCATCTGTCCAGAAGTTCGCATTAACGTCATGTAATAAACGCCGGGTTTGCGTAATGTAACCAGCAAGCGTATCTGCCATTTTTAACCATCAAGGTTTGCAACTTTCGCCGCACCCTTTGCCTTGGGCATTGGGGCGGCTACTCGTTCCACCACTGGGGCTGACAAGTGGACGGGCTTTACAGACTCTTTCGAAAAGGAAAACAAGGCCAGTTTTTCCATTGCTTCGTTAAACTGGTTACTCATTTTCATCCAACCAAGTCTTACAAGATACGGCTCTTTATTGTCATCGCCATAACCAAAGATATGCTTTGCTGCAATTTCAGGAATCTCAATCTCTTTCCCCGGCTCGAAGTGGTAAACAGTACCATCCAGACCGTCAGAAAAAGGCTCAGAACCATTATTGCGAACAAAGATCGTGGTCATAGCGAGACAATATCTCCATACAAGGCAACATCGCAAGTAACTGCGGCGTTGACTGAACAATTAACATAAAGCACACGGGCAGTTTGAACGTCAGTGTTTGCAGCGGAAGCCAATGTCAGGTCATCAAACTTAGTTGAGCCAGTTGCGGCACTCAAAGTCTGATCGGCTGCGATTGCAGTGCCTCCACCGCTTGCGGCGGTGAAGACACCCACATTGGCACCACTTGCGTTACCACTGAAGTTAGACAAAACTATCCGACGCACAATGTACTTAGTTGCCGCTTGCGCAACCAAAGTCGTGACATCACCTGTGGCAGCTAGGCTTACGCCTGTTTGCTCTGCCAGTCGGTAATTGCCAAACGAATCTGGATACGAACGGCCTACTGCATTTGCGTCCATAGCTCCCCCTTATGCGTAGGTTTCGCCAGCAGCTTGACCGCCGTTGATGTCCAATAGGGTCACTGTTGCATTGCCAGAAGAATTCTTGGCATACACATTGACACCATCGGAAATCACGACACCGCCAGTATTAGCAGCCATGACAGTCGAGTTTGCGGAACCATCGTAAGCCAGCACGGTCACGTTAGCCGATGGGAACATCACATAGATGCCAGCGGGGATAACGGTGCCATTGCCAGTCGATACGGCGGTGACGGTAACAGTCTGGAAATAGGCACCCGGAGTATTGCTCTGAGCGCCAGCCAGAATGATTTTATTAGTAGCAAGAGACATGATTTCCTCCTTACAGGCTCAAAGAGTTGTAGCCCGTAATCTTCGTCATGGCTTTCGGCTTGGTGTTTACCAGTTCTGCAATCATCAGAACTGCACCAACGTAGCCAATCTGGAAGTTCGGAAGCGTGGACTCAAAGCCAGTGAAGGCGAACGATGCCTGCTCATGGATATAGAGCGAGAGATAGTTCGTGTTCAGCAGGTAAAGAGTACCTTCCGGGCAATACGGGTCTGGATAGATCGGCACACCGGCTACCATCAAAGCGCGGAAAGCCGCCTGTGGGCCGTTGGCATCGCCATCAAAGCCCGAGCCGGGAGTGATCATGTAGTTTTCTTGACCTACATAATCTTGCGCCAGCAGCGTCCAAGTACCAAAGCCGCAAACACCAAAGGTCGGTACTTCAGCGCCGTTCTTCACGGTGCCGGAGATGTATTGCAGTACGTTCTGACGGGTCGGGTTGACCGAGCCAGCCGCATACTGCTTCGACTTCCACCAAGTGTTTGAGCTACGGTTGATGTTGCCGTAGGTCGCGGTGCCAGTACCATCGTCAACCGCAGCCGGTAGGCCGATAAATTGCTGGTTGTTGGTGGTATTGGTGTACAGCGCAGTTGCCATCGAATCCATCATGACGTTGGTCGCGTCGTTCATACGCGCTTCGATCAGAGGAATGATTGCATAGTCTTGCTGAACTGCACCTTCCATACCGAGGAACGGTACAGGAGACACTAGCAGCTTCAGGTTAAATTCAGCTTGGTAAGCACCTTGCTGAACGGAAGGCTGTGCGAACGAACCAGAATAGTCCGACCACTGAGCATTCACGAATTGGGAACCCTGAACCGGAACCGAAACTGACGACACACCGCCGGAGGCAGTCTGTGAGTTAGCAATCAGTGCCGCCATCAGGGGCGTCGAGTTGTAGATTTGCACGACCAACTTCGGGATAAATGCCCGACGAGTGACGTAGGTCAACTCGTTGTACTGATTAGTACCCGAAGCCGGAAGAATGCCGCC